TGTGGGAGACGATGAAGCCCTTGATGCCCGGGCCGGTATGGGCCTTGGCCATGCGCTGGAGGGCGGATCCGATGACCCGCTGGTCGACCATCCCCTCGTTGAGTGACCCGACGGAGACGATCTCGCCACCCACCACAGTGTCGTCCTCGTCGATGAGCAGCACCTTGATGGACTCGAAGATCGGCGACCGGATCGCCATCATCAGCTGGTGGACGTCGGCCGGCGACTCGATCACCGCACCGCGGGGCTCGAAGCTCGGGATCGTCCCCTGAATAAACTGGCTCATTAGGCTGGAGACGGGCAGCCCGGCGTCCATCTGGCGCTTGATGTCCGGGCCACCGCGACCGCTGATCAGCTGCTGCCAAGCGGGCAAGGCAGCTTTCCGGGCCTGATTCACCGCCGACTTGAGGGCCGACTTGCCCGCCTTGAACTTCTTGACCGGGATCTTCTCCCGCTTGGCGTAGGCGCTCAGCCCGTCGACCGCGCTCTGGTGGTCGGGGTTGGTGCCCAGGCTCATCGTAGTCGGTCCAGCGATCCACGTGCCGTCGGGCAGGATGGTCACGTTGGTCACGTTGGGCAGGTTGGGATCGGCGCCCGGCGGCGGGGTCGGGGGGGGATCAGGAGGGGCTTCCGTTCCCCCCCCTGCCTTCGCTTCTTCGACGGTCGTCTTCTCGACGTCCCGGGCCATCTGGGCCTCAGGGGTCAGGCCGATGGACTTCTGGAGCATGGCCCGGATCTCATCGAAGTCGGTGTTCTCATCGATGGCCGCGGCCGTCTTCAGTGCTCCCTCAATCGATCCTTTGAAGAAGTTCCAAGTGTCCTTGGCCGCCTTGAGAACTGCGCCACCAATGCCACGGGTCTCGGCATTGCGGAGCTCAGCCATGGCAGTCTTCTGGTCATTCGCGAGGCTGGACCCGAGCGCACGGGTGACCCGGCTCTGGCCGCGGGCTTCCCCGCCGGCCGTCACGCCGGTGGCATAGGCCCGGGTCAGGGCGCTGTAGCCCTCGATGACGGCCATCTGCGAGGCGTCGGACATCGGCGCGGCAGGGTCGAAGCCGTGCATGTACGTCCTCCCGGTGAACTTCTCCACCTGCTGGACAAGCTCAGCGATGCGCGGAATCGAGGTCTTCTTCTCGGTGATCCACCGCTTGACGTCGCCTTCGGATTTCTCCTCGATCAGGTCGATCACCTTGGCCCCGCGGAGGACGCGGCTCGAGTACGTGACCATCTGAGTCTTGAGGTCGACCACCGTCTCGTTGGTCCCGTGAATGTAGAAAGCGTCGGCGTCGAGGTGAGCCGCCTCAGGGCCAATGGCCGCCTTGGCGATCTCCACCCGGTTCAGGATGTCCTGAGCTCTGTCGAGGTCGCCCGAGCCCAGTGCCTCGACGTAGTCCATGGCGGCCGTCCTGCGCTTGCCATCGATGATGAACTCCTCGCCCTCGACCGCTCCTTCGCTGAATCCCGCCAGCGCCTGAAGCAGGGGCTCGTCCATGCTGACCGCGGACTTGGCGGCGATGTCCATCATCTGGGTCTCGGCCGCGGCGAAGTCGGAGTGGAGCACCTCCTTGCCCTCACCGTCACGCACCAACCACCCGGCGTCGGTCTTCTTCATGGTGACGCCCACCGCGGACGCCGCCTTGGCCTGCACCTCGGCCTGCTTCCGGTACTCCACCGCCACTCCTGCGACGCTCTCGGCCATGCTGACGGACTTGTCCCGGCCGGTCCACGCAGTGCGGAGCTCGGCCATGGCATCGTCCACCTTGCCCTCGGTGGCGAGCCCGCTGATCAGGTCGATCTTGTCCGGGGCGATGCCGGCCAGCTTCATGCCGTCCTTGCTCATCATGAGCGCCCGGGCCGCCTTCTTGTCGATGCTGACGCCGGTGCCGCCGGCCAGCATGGCGAGCGGGAAGATGGCAATCAGGGTCTCAGGCGACTTCTTCAGGAGGGTGCCGGCCTCCTGCCAGAACTCGGGGTCAGGGATGGCCTCGAAGAACTTCGACTCGAGCTCCTGCACCGCCAGCGGCACGAAGTTTTGCGCCGTCTCGGTGACGAACTCGGCGCCGGCGGCGACCCCCACCGTCTTGATGTACGAGCCCAGCATCTTCTCCTTGAAGGCTTTCGTCAGGGTGCCCTTGCCCAGTCCACCGAAGGCGATCAGGGCCTCGACCCGGTCGAGGGCACCCATGATGGCGCCGGCCGGCAGGGCGACCGCCTGAGCCTCGCCCTCGCTCATCTCGGGGTACTTCTCGCGGAGCTCCATGTAAGTGTCGTTCCCCATGGAGAATGCCTGAATGATCAAGCCGGGCCCGGCGATGGACAGCAGGGACGGCAGGGTGGAGCCGATGCCGTAGGCGCCGGACTCGAGCTTGCCCATCCAGCCCTTGAGGTGCGGCTTGATCGGGTCGATCTCCTCGTCGCCCCACCGGCGGAGGGCCTCACCCATATCGAGGCGGGCGATCTGCCCTTCCAGTTGGTTCCCGTAATTGACCGCGGCTTGCCCGGGCCCATCCAGTCCGATGCTCTGCATGGCCTCGCCGGCACCGTAGAGGGTCTGCTGGATGGTTTCCATGGTAGCCCGGCCGAAGCCGCCGGCCCCGCCGAGGGCGACCCCCTCCGAGCCCCGGATGACCGACTCCCCGAACTGCTTGAAGAATCCCTTGGGGTCCATGCCCATCTCCTCCGCGCGGACGCTGGCCGCGGTCAGGATCCAGTCACGCTGGTCCCGGGTCATCCCCTGCGCGACGAACTTGTCGGCGAGGCGCATCACCTCGGAGTTGTCGAGGTCGGACTCCTTTACGCCCTCGATGCCGGTCTGCTCGCGCATGACCCGGAGCACCTCGTCCACTGTGTCGTTGTAGATGGCGATCTTCTTGAGCCCTTCGTTGTAGGCTTCCTCGCCGGCGGCGGCGTAGTTGCTCGCCCGGTCGCCCTTGTAGGCGGGATTGCCCATGGCGCCCTTCTGCCAGCTGGCCAGTGCGGTGTGGTACGGTTTGCCCGCCATGGCCGCCTTGGTGGCCTGAGCCCCGAGCTCGCCGAGCAGCATGTTTTCGTCGTACTGGTCCTTGATCTGGTGCTGGGCCCGGGCGTTGAAGGTGGCGTCGTCGTCGCCCCCGAGCCCCCCGAAGTTGGCATCGGCGAACGCTTTCCGGCGGGCCTCGTAGTCCTCGGGCCCGGTCGACTGCTCCCGGGTCACGTGATCGAGGTAGGCCTGATTCCACGCCCGCTGTCGGTATGGGGTCGGGTCGGCCTCGCCCTCGAATGCGATAGCCTGGCGCCGCTCCTCGGGCAGGGACTTCACGGTCTTCTCCCAGTCGGTGGCGAGCCCGTGGAGGGTGCGGAAGTCGGCGGATCGAGCCTCCTGCTCTACGTCGGAGATCGGCTTCGGGAAGTGAGCCCGGAAATTTTTGTACTCGTTGAGCTTCGCCGCGAGGTAGGGCTTGTGCTCCTCGGGCGCGGTCTCGAAGTTTTGCTCGATGACGCTGGCGTCGTCGTCGGGGAGGATGCCCTGTGGGGTCGTCCAGAATTGCGGCTGCTCAGACATTCCGGCGACCTTAACCTATTGGACGCCGCCTGTCTACCGGGTGCGTTGGTTGACTGGGTTCGAGGGCGAGCGGTCGTAGATGCCGGCGTCGAACTCGATTCCGATGTCGGGCAGCAGCAGGTCGGCGGCCTCGGTGGAGGCCCCGGGCTCGAGGTCCAGCAGGGCGCCTTTGTCGTCCTCGAGCTTCTGCTGCTTGGTCGCAGGGGAGCGCACCGATGGAGGCGGCGGTCCGGGCGGCGGCTCGGTGTCGTCTGGGCTGAAGGGTGGGGTCTGGCTGGTCGGCGCCGGCACCGGCATCGGGGCGTCCTTGAGGTATCGGGTCCAGTCGGTGGGCCCATTGCTGACCGGCGCCCGGGCCTTCGGTGGGGCGAGCAGGATGGTGCCCGCGGCCTTGCTGGCCTTGTGGGCCCGCTTCACCTCGTCGAGCTTGGTGGCCACCTCGGTCGGGCCGGCGTCCGGGTGGGCCTTGAAGAAGTCGGTCATCTGCGCCTCAGCCTGCGCCATGCGGGTCATGGCCTGCTGCTCGGCTACCGGATCTGGCACCCAGTCGCCCTTCCCGTCCTTCGCCTTGGGGTCGTACTTCTCGAGCGCACCGAACTCCCCGCGCCGGTAGGAGTTGGCCAGTCCGCGGCTGGCGAGGCGCTGAGATTCTGGCCGGCCGGGCGTGCTGTCGGCGCTGTCCCGGGCGCCATACTTCTGGTGGAGCAGGGACGTCACCTCGCCGAGCCGGTCCTCGGGCACCTCGAGCTTGGCCTGCACGATGGCCTTGTTGAACGCCTTCGCCTTGCTGGCGTCGTCGGGGAATGCGTCGAAGTTGATCTTCTCGGCTTGGATCCAGTGCTTGACGAACATCTCGTCGCCCCGGCTGGCCTTGGCGATCTCCGCCTTGCGGGCGTCGTACTTGCCCAGCATCTCCTTGTACTCGGCCACCAGATCCGGGGTGAATCCCGGGGTGGTCTCGGCGAGGGCGTCGATCTCGGTGGGCACGGTGATCTGGCCGGCGGCGATCATGCCCCCGACCGTGCTGGCGATGTAGGCGTCACCGTCCCGGGCCATGGCCTCGACCGCGTTCCGGGTCTTGAGGTGCACCATGGGGTCGACCCCCTCGGGCGCCTCAGGATAGCGGGCGAGCCAGTCCTTCGGGTTCTGGGCAGCTTGCGCCAGCGTGCTCGTCATGTAGCTCTTCTCGGCCGCTGCTTCGGCCTCCTTCGCCTTGCGGTTCTGGGTGCTCTGGTAGGCCTGCCATCCGTTCTGGACCTCATGCGGATAGAGCCAGCCCTTCTGGAGCCCCTCCTGCGCCGACCGTTGCCAGCTTTCCTGATCCCCGGCTTCCCCGGCTCGTTCCATCTCGGCGATGGTGGCGGACTTGGCCTGACGGAACTCAGCGACCGAGGCCTCCTTGAAGGTCTGCGCCTTGCTCTCAGCGTCGAACATCTTGAGCTTGCGGGTGAGGTTCTCGCGCACCTCGGGGAGCAGCTTGTCGTTGTTGGCGATCCGGCGTTCGAGGTCGGCCACCGTCTTCTGCCGGGCAGTCTCCCAGCTTTCAGTGTCGGTCGGGTTGGCCACCCGGTGCTCGGCGAGGGCTTGGTTGGCGTTGGCGAGCTCGAGCTCAGCGTCGAAGCTCTGGTTCTTCGCCTTGGCCTCGCGCCGCTTGACCATGAGCGCACCGACGGCGCCGCCGGCCTCCGCGATGGTCCGCCCCAGATCGGCGATGGCACCGTAGGGCGCGGCCAGCTGGTTGCTCATGTACGCCGGCTTTCCGGCCTCATCCCCCACCGCACCGAGCCCGGAGATCACGCCCCGGAGGTCGACCGTCGGCCGGCGCAGGTTGTCACGTGCGAAGCTCGGGGCGTCGCTGGTCATGGGGAGCTCTCCCCCGTTGAGTCTTGGGATGGTGGGCATGGTCAACCGTATTTGGCGAATCCGCCGGCGAAGGAACTGGCGCCGGAAATGAGGGTGCCGGCCGCCGCGATGTTGGCCGCCTTCTTGTTGGCCGCCCCGGTCATGCGGGTGATGTCAGCCTCACGCTTCGAGCTCAGGTAGCTGAGCCGGCCTTTGGCCATGGTCAGGCTCGACTCGGCGAGGGCCGCGGACTTGTCGATGGTGGCGCCGGCGAGGGCGAACTTGCCACCGAGGCGCTCGAGGTCAGCCTCGCGGAAGAGGGTGCGGCGGCTGAGCTCGTTCGAGTAGTGCTGCTCAGCTTGGTCCCGCTGGATGGTCTGCGCGGTCTCGGCGAGCAGGTCGAGCGGGGTGCCGGTCGACTCGACGACGCCGGAGGTGGCGAGCGCCTGCCGCTGGGTGGCCGCGTCTCGCTTCATGTTGGTCATGCGCCGGCGGGCATTCTCCCGGCTCACCGCGTCCTGACTGAGGGCCTGCTGCTCCAGCTGCCGGGCATTGGCGTCCTTGGCATTGGCCTCGGCGGCTCGGAGGTGGTAGTTGGCCTCCGCCTGCTTTTTCATCATGTTGGCCTGCGCGGCGGCCGTCATCATCTGGTAGCGGCCCTGCCGCTCCTGCTGGGCGGCATTGTACTGGGCGATGGCGTTCATCGCCTGCCCCTGCTGGTACTGCCCATAGGCGCTGACGCCGGCTCCGACGAGGGCGATGGTTCCGACGACGACTGCGGTGGCCATTAGGTTGTGGCGGTTTCGAGTTTGATGAGCCCGTCCTCCCGCTGGGTCCATCCCCAGCGTTTCAGGATACGAGCGAAGGGGGCGGTGGTGTTGGCGACGATGACGTCGTAGCCAAGAGCGGCGAGCGAGGCCTTGAGGGCGCCGAGGCCTTCCATGAAGTGCTGCAGGACGATGGGCACGCTCAGGCCCGGCCGGCTCACCGGGTCCTCGAGGTAGGCCACCGGACGGTCGACCGCCATCTGGGCGAAGAGCATGGCCGCCGGCTCACCGTCTTCCCCATTCACCACCACTCCGAGGGGCGGGATGCGGGCGGGGGTGATGCCGTGCCCAGTGTGGGCGTTGTTCCAAGTCTCCATCATGGGGATGTCGGACTCGGTGAAGAGGCGGAACGGTCCATTCTGCATCGTGCCGGCGGGCAGGCTGGAGACCCGGGCCTGCTTCTTCATGATGTCCTGCATCCACGTGAGGTCGTCGATCTGGTACGACTGCACGCTGACGTTGAGGCGGGCCATATGGTGGAACCATGGCAGGGCGAGGCGCTCGCCGGTCAGGTGCATGTAGGCGCCGAAGACTGGCCAGTACTCCTCCATCTTCGCCTGAGGGATGCTCATGCGCTGGATGGCCGGGATGGTCATCTTGAGGGCCTCGATCTCCTCGATGAGCACTGGCCATCCCCGGCGGATCATGGTCTCCATCTCCGGGCAGGTGGCGATGGCGGCCTCGAGGGCCTCCTGAGGGTCGCGTTCCAGGATGAGCCACTTGGCAGTCGGGAAGGCCTCGAAGGCCTTGCGCCAGTAGTACAGGAGCAGGGCGGAGGAATTGCCGGCCGACATCAGGCCGAGGTAGTCCTCGTTGGTGCCATGGAGGAGCTCGCCCTCATGGTCGCAGATGGCGCCGGGGCGGCTGAGCAGGACGGACCACCATGCGGTGCGCGAGCGGGGCAGTCCGGTGACGAAGTAAGGGGTGGGGTTAGCGGTCATAGACGTCCATTTTAGCCACGATCCCGGTGACATTCAATGGGAGAGGCTCGCTCGATTCGATCACGATGTCGAGGGACTCGCGGTGGTTCGTCCGGGGCTTCACGTGCCGCTCGCCGGTGAAGAGCGGGACCGCCGTGTTCATGAGGTCGGAGACGTCCCGGTAGTCGATCCGCTGTGCGGTCTCGGTGGTATCATCTGATACCGTGCCCCCCATGCTCTCGTAGAGCATGACGACGACGCTGGCCAGCTTGACCGGGGCGCCCTGCGCGGTGCCCTTCTGCATCCCGAACTCCTGCCGCCATGGCTGGAGTGTGGCGGTGTACGGCAGCCCGATGATGACCTTGGTGTAGTCGTCCCGGTCGAGGGTGACGGTCCCGGCCTCGGAGACCACCATCGATGGGAGCTCGGCGCCGTCAGCAAGGCCGACAACCGTCTCGCCCGGCAGGTGAGCGACGGATACGGTGGTCTCGCCGTCGGGCTCGATCACGATGGCGGAGTCGCAGTAGATCAGGTCCTCGGGGGCGCTGAAGTCGAGGGCCATGGCGGTCGGGTCGAGGCGCTCGATGAACCGCTTGGTCGTCCCGTTGATGGTCCTGAGGACGCTCACCCATACCTCGTCGGCATCGGCGCCGTAGACCACCGCTACCGACTCGAAGGTCCCATCGGTCACGTGCCGGTGCCACCCGTAGACGTTCTGCTCGTTCTCGAAGGTCATGCCAACGAGCTCTCCATCCCCGGTCACGCACCAGAGGATGGCGTTTGGCTGCTGCTGGAAGGCCAGCTGGGTGATCCCGCCGGCGGTCACGTGCTCGGCCAGCACCGTCAGGTTGGACCCGATGTACTTCTCCTCCTCGCTCGAGTAGCTCACCCGGCGGACTTTGCGCCCGGTGCGCTCGACGAAGACAGGCACCTCATGGACGAGGGCCGCGGGAAGATAAGCGGATCCGAACCGCCCGCCCTGAGTGAAGCGGACGTTGGTCGCGTTGAGGGCGTTGTTCTGGTCACCGCCGTCGGCCGACCAGAGCTCGCCACTGGTGCCCAGCAGGAGGCGGTCGTAGCTCACCATCCACTGGATGGCGTTGGCCTCCTCCGAGGCCAGCTGGAAGAAGAAGCTGCCGTCGTCCAGAGTAGTGCGCCGGAAGTTTTCGATGTCGTTGGCCACCGATCCCCAGATCCCGACCGGGTAAGATGAAGTGCCCGCGAAGAGCAGGCGCTGCTGGTGCATGGCGATGGCGCGCGGGTAGCCCCGATAGGCGGAGAAGGCGCCCTCGGTCCAGATGACTGTGGCGGTCGCAGCGTGCAGGCTGGTAATGACGTCGGCGGTGGCCGCGGTGGGGCTGGTGACGTCGGTGATGCGGACGAGCCCGGTGATCTGGGCGTCAGCCGCCTCGAGCAGGAAGCGGGGAACCGCGGCGCCGGATGCCGCCTTGCCGATGCCGTTGGCCACCCGGATCCGGAGTTGATTCTCCTGCTCCTCGGTGCCGGTGGCGATCACGTTCCGGTCCTCGTTCGACTTCCATGACCGGACGACGTCCCATGAGCCGGCCGCGTTCAGGCGCTCGAGGAAGACCGTCCCACTCCACGTGCCATAGGTGTAGAAGTCCCAGTCACCGACGATCCGGAGCGGGGTGCTGGTGCCGGAGAAGTTGCCGACAACACCCACGATCTCGGCGATGGAATTGTCCCGGCGGTGGGCGATCTCGAAGTAGGCGCCTTCGTGCCCCTGCTGGAAGAAGTCGGCCGAGGCTGCCAGGCTAATCGATCCGGAGGTGCCGGATGGGGTCAGCTGGATCTCGGAGACGTTCTCCGACAGCATCGGCGGGTATTGCCTGAGCTCCTCCCGAACGGTGACGCTGGCGCCAGTGTCGGGCGTGCTGAGCATGCTGGCCGGCAGCACCGCCTTGGGGAAGCCGGGACCGCTGAGATAGAAGGTGGCGCCATAGGTGCCGGTGATATTCCAAGTGAAGTACTCGAGCCGGTACTCCTTGCCCGCGGTCAGCTGCACCAGCTGGGTGTTCTCGGTGACCTGCCCGGCCCAGCTGCCAGTGATGAACATGCCGTTCATGTAGATGGCCGCGCCGGCGCCGCTGACGTTGTTGTAGACCGTCCACACGCCCGAGGTCGGGACGACGAACTTGGCCCGCATGCGCCGCATGAAGTAGGTCTGGGTGGACGCTGGCATGGCGCCACTGGTCACGGTGAGGACCGAGGTGGGCGGGTTGTTCACCGCCTGCTGGTTCTTGATGTCCGCGGTGGCCGCGTTGCTGCCCGGGTAGGTGCCGGCCCATGGGATCCACTCGTCGACCAGCGCCTGCCCGGCGACGCCGGGAGTGACGCCGGAGACCACCGTGTTGGACCCGAGGTCGAAGAGGACGTCGGACTCCCAGTTGGTATCGGTCTTCCGGATGAGCTTGTGGGGAGGGTGAGCCGGGTGGACGAAGTAGACGATGTCGTTCACCTGCCGGCACTGGACCTCGAACAGCTGCGCCTCGGTGTAGGGCATCGTGATCGGTGCGTCCAGCGGGACGAGATAGCCGTTCGACCAGATCCGGGCGCCGCCGGAGTAGAGCTCGATGATGAAGCTGGTGCTGGTGCTGAAGTTGAAGGCGATGAGCCGGGACTTTGTGTCGCTGACGCTCGAGTAAGCCTCGCCGAGGTAGACCAGCCCGGGGCGCTTGAAGGCGGGGCCATGGACCCGGGGGATGAAGTTCTCGAGGATGCGGCACCCGCTGGCCACCTTCTCGACGCCGAGCCGGCGGTCCATCTCCGGGGTGAGCTCGCCGGAGTTGAAGGAGGAGATGAGGTGATTGATCTGGGCCATTAGGTGGCAGCTGGGAACTCGTTGGTCTGGGTGTCGCCACCGAAGATCCGGGCTCGGACGAACTCGGAGGAACGGGTGATCGGTCCCTTGCGGCGCCGGCCCTCGTTGGCGTCCACCCGGCGGGCCAGCGGGCCGGTCAGGCGGTCGTATTCCACCGCCAGTTTCTCGGACTGGCTCGACGATCCCCTCAGTGTGTCGCAGAGTTTGACTGCCATCTTCACGGCGAACGCCTCGACGAACAGAGGGTCGAAAATGGCGACGTTCGAGCAGTCGTACACGTAGACCAGGTTGACCTCGTCGGAGTTGGTGAGCAGTTGCTGCCCCTCGACGATGAATCGGTCGGAGACGACGTCGCCGTGCTCGGACTCGTTCACCTCACAGACGCGCATGTAGTCGCTGGGGAGCTGGTAGGCATGGTCCCACCCGAAGAGCGGGGCGTCAGCCAGCTGGGTGAGGGTGGCCCGCTTCTGGGCGAAGTTCCACCGATGGGACCGCAAGAGCTCCTTCCGGGTGGGCTCGTAGAGCAGCTGGCAGGCCCGGGCGATCTCAGTGTCCTCGGTGATGTCGGTGATCGTCGAGTTGCCCAGTCGAGCGAGGGCGAGGTTGGCGATGGTCGTCGAGGTCATGGGATGTGGTCGTCGTCTTCCCAGTTGGTTTTTATGGCGGCCCAAGTGATCCCGAGGGCGAAAGCGCAGGCGCCGATGATCACGGCGCCGGCAATGGTGAAGAGTGCTGCAATCATGGTGGAGTGGTTGAGATACGAGAAGGGGCGGGCGGATTGTCTCCGACCGCCCCCCGTGAATACCGTCGCCCCTTACGCTTGGTTGGGCAAGCGGTAGACGATGCAGAACGTCAGGACGACCGCATCGGTCAGGGTGCTGGCCGAGGCCACCGTCGCGTAGAGTTGCGAGGTGGTCATGGGCTCGAGCGCCAGTGCGCCACTTGGGGCGGTCGCACTGGTGAAATTGACCAGCCCGCCGGCGCTGAGAACGATCCCGTCCGCATAAGCGTCAGGGTTCGCAGCGTAGCCGACGTCGATGGTCAGGGTCGTGCCCGGATCGGCAGAGTAGACCGAGCAGAGGTGCGGCACCAGCGTCGCACCGACCGGCAGGTCGATGAGGTCGATGGTATCGTTGGCCGTCTCCTCGACCCCGCTGCTGAGCGGGTAAGTGATGAACGCATGGAAGAGCGGCGCGCAGGCGGCCGGCCGGGCCTCAATGAGGGCCGGGTTGGTCACCAGTGCGGGCTGCTGCCCTTCCTGCGTGGAATCGTAGTTTGCCATGGTCGGGACCTCCTTGGTTGGCGCCTACCGCTTAGCCTTTGCCGCGGCGATAGACGATGGTGAAGGTGAGGACGACGGCGTCGGTCAGCGTGGAGGCGCTGGCGACGGTGGCGATGACAGTGCCGTCGGGATAGGTGGTGCCCGCGGTGAGCGGCTCATTGTCCAACGCACTCGGGGCAGTGCCCGAGGTGAAGTTGATGAGGCCGCCGGAACTCAGGGTGATGCCGTCGGCGTAAGCGTCGGGGTTGCCCTCGTAGCCGATGTCCAGCGTCAGGGTCGTGCCGGGGTCCGCGGAGTACACGGTGCACAGAGCCGGGACGACGATGGCGCCGACCGGGATGATGCCCAGCTTGATGACGTCGTTGGCGACTTCCTCAGTGCCGCTCGAGAGCGGGTACTGGAAGGTCGCCACCTCGAGATCGCCGGAGGCCTCATTGGCCGCGGCGAGGCGCGAAGTGTTGACGCGGTCTGGATCCTGAAGATCGAAGAATGCAGTGGAATAGGTAGCCATGACTGAAGTAGTAGAGTGGGGTGGAGGGGCGGGAGGAGCCCCTTATGCGGAATGGTGGTTAGGACTCGAGGCAGTCGATGGTGAAGACCAACTCGTCGTGGAGGCGAACACCCGACAGATGCCACGTGGAGCGGATCTGGGTGGAGTCGCTGAGGTCGCCGCGGATGGAGATCTTGGACTCCTTCGCGCCGCGCATGATCTTGATCGCTCCCTTGCGCCAGCCTACGCAGGTGCGGGTGTTGCCCACCTTGGTCAGTCGCTGGATCTTCACGAACTTGAAGCCCATGAAGGTATCGACTTGGCCGGCCACCAGCGCCTTGACCGTGTTGTAGTCGGCCGAGGTGATCTGAGTGGTGTTGAGCAGGTTGGTCAGCTGCTGGGCAGTGACGCAGAGGACGTCCGGGGCGTCATCGTCGGCGTCGGCTTCCTCGAGGATCTCGCGGGCCGACAGGAGCTTGGCCAGCGTCAGTCCGGTGCCACCTTCGGCGATGGCCTGAGCCACCGGGAATGCGGTCTCGGTGGTGCCGAGCTCGCCGGTGATCACCACTCCCGAGGCGCTCTGCCACGCTTGGTCGTCGATGTTGCGGTTGTACGCCTTCGCGTGATCCATCACGTACTGGCTGGTGGGCAGGACGAGGGGGGCGAGGTTCTTGGCGTCGTCGGCGTCGAGCAGGTTGGCGATGTCGAAGCTCTTCCGGTAGGCCCAGCGGGAGTCGCTGGTGGTATCGGTGATCCGGGTCGGTCCCTTGCGCTCGGTGCGCTGCTGGGCGGACTGGGAGCTCATGCGGTCGTACCGCTTGCGCTCGCCCATGAAATCATCGTACTCGATGAAGGCGTCGAGGCGGCACTTGCCCTGCTGAATGCGAGAGATCCAGTTGCTGCTGAACTGGGTGGAATAATGGGTTGGAATTACGTCGGCCATGGTGGCGAAAGGTTAAAGATTAACTGATCTTCACTTTCCGGTGCCGTATCCGATAGTCCTTGAGGGTCGGGGCGAACCGTTGCCGCGGCCGATAGTCCACGATGGGGTCGGTGCTGCTGTCGTGTAGACCATCAATCCCACCGAACTGTCCATCGTCAACGCTTATTTGTATCCCTGTACTTCTTGTTCCTGCTGCGTCTTATGGAAATCCTGATCTTTAATTCCCGACGGTGACTGCTTTCATGCCGCGGCGTTGGCGGCGCTCGCTGGGTCCCTTGATTGGGTTGTTTGCTGCACTGTGGCCGGCGAACGCGAATTTGAAGTGCCCGTTGAGGTGGGCTTCGGCCATCATGCGGAGGGCGTCAGCTGGGTGGGATGCCCAGTCGTGGACGGGCTCGTCGCGGACTGCTGAGCCCATGCTGACGTCCCGCTTGCGGTAGGCGTTGAGGGCGCGGATTCCTTTGGAGCACTTCTGCTCGTTGAACTCGAGGACTGGGAAGAGCTCGAGCAAGGCATTGATGCCGACCCAGATGTCGTGAGTGCGGGGGAGGACCCGGATGTTGGGGAGGCCGCCCAGGGTGAACTGTTGAGCCATGGTGGTGCCCTCGGCGTTCTGGGAGTGGGCGTCGTGCGGGAAGTAGTGGTAACCGAGGGGATAGCCCTTGCCCATCATATGGGCGATGCGGTCGTCTCGTTTGAGGTCGAGGCCAGTGTCGCAGTCGATGATCCGGATGGACTGGCCGGTCACCTGCCAGTACCACACGGTCGTGTTTTCTGGGGATCCGAGGTCCCAGCTTGTGTGGACGAGGGCGCCCGGGGCGAGCGGGAAGTTGGCGATCCGGTTCTGGGCGAGGGCTTCTCCCATGGACTGGGCGTAGATGGCGCCCTTGACCGGGCTGGACCAGCACTCGTCGAGGAAGGTGGGGTTCTCCCGCATCATCCAGATGCCTTGGGCGCGGCGTTCCCGTGCGTACCAGCGCATCTGGGGCTCGGTCAGCTTGATCCCCTCACGTTCCAGTCGAGCGGAAATCCGTTGGAAGTAGGCCTCGCTGGTCGGGTCGATGGCGGCTTCGTAGTCGA